GACCCATCTGCTTCTTTGGGGCAACGCCTATGCGCAGATCATCCGTAACGGCAAGGGAGAGGTCATCGCACTCTATCCTTTGATGCCAAACCGCATGGAGGTCAACCGTGATACAAACGGCATGCTCTACTACGTGTATCAGAAGACAAGCGACGATGCGCCAACATTGGAAGGCTCATCCGTCATCCTGAGTCCAAGTGAAGTATTGCATGTTCCAGGTCTTGGCTTTGATGGTCTTGTGGGATATAGCCCAATCGCCATGGCCAAGAACGCCATAGGACTTTCGATGGCTGCAGAGGAGTATGGCGCAAAGTTCTATGCCAATGGCGCAGCGCCTAGCGGAGTGCTCGAACATCCCGGTGTATTGAAGGACCCTGCAAAGGTGAGGGACAGCTGGAATGCAGCATTTGGCGGATCTTCCAACTCCCACAAGGTTGCAGTATTGGAGGAGGGGCTCAAGTACACCCCGATTTCAATATCGCCGAATGAAGCGCAGTTTCTCGAGACACGTAAGTTCCAGATAGATGAGATTGCTCGAATCTTCAGGGTGCCGCCCCATATGGTTGGAGACCTTGAGAAGAGCAGCTTCAGTAATATCGAACAGCAGTCCCTTGAATTTGTGAAGTACACCCTGGACCCATGGGTCGTGAGGTGGGAGCAGTCACTCTCGCGTGCACTGCTTTCGGAGACTGAGAAGAAGAGCTACTTCTTCAAGTTCAACCTGGAAGGACTCTTGAGAGGAGATTACCAAAGCCGAATGCAAGGTTACTCCATCGGCATCCAGAACGGCTTCATGTGCCCGAATGATGTCAGGGAACTGGAGAATCTCGACCTCATCCCGGATGAGTTGGGTGGAAACAAATACATGGTCAACGGAAACATGGTGGACCTCAAGAATGTAGGTGCCGCCTATACCGGAAACCAGAACAAGGTGGAGGAGAAACCACCTGAAGAAACAAGTACGAATAGGAGGAAGAAGACCTAATGAAGAATTCCAAGAAATTCTGGAATTGGCTTGATGTGAAGAATGAAGCCGATACACCGGAAGAGAGGGTTCTTGAAATCAATGGCGAGATTGCATCGGAGTCATGGTTTGACGATGATGTGACGCCAAAGCTTTTCAAGGACGAGCTCTTGTCCGGCAATGGCCCAATCACCATCTGGCTCAATTCACCTGGTGGCGACTGCATCGCAGCAAGCCAGATCTACTCCATGCTTATGGATTATGCGGGTGAAGTCACCATCAAGATCGATGGTATCGCGGCATCCGCTGCATCGGTCATCGCAATGGCGGGTACCAAGGTGCTCATGGCTCCGACTGCCCTCATGATGATCCATAACCCGATGACTATGGCGTGGGGTGACAAGAGTGAGATGACCAAAGCCATCGAAATGCTCGACGAGGTTAAGGAATCCATTGTCAATGCCTACGAAATCAAGACAGGCATGAGCCGTGCAAAGATTTCACATCTGATGGACTCCGAGACATGGATGAACGCCAACAAGGCGATCGAGCTGGGGTTTGCTGATGACATCCTGGAAGACAAAAAGAAGAAGTGTGCCGCTGATGAAGTGGCATTTTCTTTTGCCGCCAAGTCATCTGAAACACGACTCATGAACAAGCTTGAGGCCAAGTTCAAGGAAAAGTCTGAAACCAAGAAGTGCCCATTGGTTGAGGCGATGGAAGAGATGAAGGGCACACGAATCGAGGATCTCGATAAGAGACTCAGTCTTTTGAAATAAATGGAGGAATAAAGACTTATGAATGTAAACGAACTTCGCGCAATGCGTGCTAAGGCATGGGAAGCCGCTAAGAACTTCTTAGATTCCCACAGAGGTGAAACCGGTATTCTTTCCGATGAAGATACCAAGACCTATGAAGAGATGGAAGCCAAGATCGTAAACCTTGGCAAGGAAATCGAACGTCAGGAAAAGATGGATGCAATGGAGAGGGAAATGGCTATGCCTGTAAATACTCCTATCACTTCCAAGCCTGAAAACACAAAGATGGAAGAGAAGAAGGGCCGTGCATCCGACGCCTACAAGAAGGCTTTCTGGAATGGCATGCGCTCCAAGTATGCGTCTGTCAGCAACGTGCTTTCTGAAGGCACTGACTCTGAAGGTGGCTACCTTGTACCGGATGAATATGAAAACACCCTGGTACAGGCACTTGAAGGTGAAAACGTCATCCGTGGCAGATCCCATGTCATCACTACTTCCAACGGCACCCACAAGATTCCTGTTGTGGCATCCAAGGGTGAAGCAAGCTGGATTGATGAAAACGGTGCATATCCGGAAGACGATGATACTTTCGCACAGGTAAACATCGATGCCCACAAGATCGGTACCATCATCAAGGTTTCCGAAGAACTCTTGAATGACTCTGCTTTCAATCTTGAGAGCTACTTCGCCCAGGAATTTGGTCGTCGTATCGGTACAAAGGAAGAGGAAGCCTTCATCAATGGTAACGGTTCTTCCAAGCCTACCGGAATCCTTGCATCTGCTGAAGTGGGTGTGACTACTGCCAGCGACAAGGCAATCACCGCAGATGAACTCATCGACCTGTTCTATTCCCTCAAGGGTGTATACCGCAGAAATGCCGTATGGGTCCTCAACGATACTACTGTAAAGGCAATCAGAAAGCTTAAGGACAACAACGGCCAGTATATCTGGCAGCCTGCCCTCAAGGATGGTGACCACGATACACTTCTTGGCCGTCCTATCCTTACTACCGGTGCAATGCCTGAAATTGTTGCCGATGCAAAGCCTGTCATCTTCGGTGACCTTTCCTACTACTGGATTGGTGACAGGCAGGGTGTGACCTTTAAGCGTCTCAATGAACGTTATGCGGACATGGGACAGGTTGGATTCCTGGCTTCCAAGAGAGTGGATGGTAAGCTCGTGCTTCCTGAAGCAATCAAGGTCCTCAAGATGAAGACTGCTGCTGCAGGTTAATCAATCAACAGTCCTGGGGGAGTGTAATAGCTCTTCCAGGATTCTCTTTTAGTGGAAGGAGGAGACATGGAGCTGACACTTGAAGAAGCCAAAAACTATCTGCATGTGGATTCATCCGATGAAGATACACTCATCAGTTCTCTTATAGCTTCATCTATAAAGCTCTGTCGTGATGTGGCAAGGCTTAAGGATGATGAAACTGAGAAGGACGAGTCCTTGATGAAGACAGCTGTATTCTATGCGCTTGGATATCTCTATGAGCATCGCGAGGAAGCCGACCATCATGAGCTGACGATGAATCTCAGAAGTCTTCTGTTCTCCATCCGGGAAGGAGTATTCTGATGGCGCAGGTTAGAGAAAAGACAATCGCTGAGAAAAACGAGCGCATTACGTTTCAGAAAAACGAAGTGGAGGTGGATGAATACAGAAACCACACTTCTTCTTGGAACGACTATTTCACTGCCTGGGCTTATGCAAGCACCTACATCGCAAACGAGGAGGAGAGTGCCGTTACAAGTGATGAGCGGCGCATCACCTTCCATGTGAGATGGTGCTCCGAGCTTTCAAAAGTCACATCAAATGGCTACCGCATCCTTTTTCGAGGCGATGTGTATAACATCCTTTCGGTGGATCTCATGAACTACCAGAAGCGGGAGATCAGGTTTTCCTGTAAGAAGGAGAAACGATGAGCAAGGGTATATCTATTGATGAGATGGCTGGGGCCATTGAAAAAGAGCTTATTGAGTATCGTGAGCTTGCAGCAGATGAATTGAAGACTGCGGTGAAGAAGGCTGGAAAGACCGCCAAAAGCGACATCAACAAGTCTGCGCCTGTAAGGACCGGCAAGTATGCAAAGTCCTGGAGGATGAAGGTTGTGGAGGAGAGTTCCGTAGGTATTGGAGTCACGGTCTATTCTTCCTCTCGCTATATGCTTGCCCACCTTCTTGAAAATGGTCATGCCAAAAGAAACGGTGGAAGGGTGGCAGGTGAAAGGCACATCGGCCCGGCTGAAGAGCATGCCAAAGAGCAGCTGATCGGTGACATTGAGAAGGCACTGAAGGGGTGAGACGATGACTTACAACGAGATAGTTGAAATGGCGGAGGAGACGGGGCTTCCGGTAGCCTATGACCACTTTGCGGAAGGTGAAAGCCCTGAGCCTCCGTTTCTGATTTTTCTTTTTCCTTCCTCAAGCAACTTTCCTGCTGATGGAAGGGTTTATGCCAAGATTCAAGCACTGCATTTTGAGCTTTATACAGACAAAAAGCAGCCGGATGTCGAGGCGAAGGTGGAAGCCGTACTTGATTGCTACGGCATCTTTTATGACAAGAGCGAAGTATGGATAGCCGACGAGCGGCTCTACGAAGTGCTCTACACGATGGAGGTATTAAGCAATGAGTAACAAGATTAAATACAATCTGAAGAATGTGCATGCCGCAATTTTGACCCACACGGAGGATGGGGGCTATTCCTACGAGACACCGGTTGCAATTCCTGGTGCAGTCAACCTTTCCCTTGATGCGGAAGGTGATACAAGTCCGTTCTATGCCGATGGCGTAGTGTATTTCCGTGCGGTGTCCAACAATGGATATTCCGGAGACTTGGAGATTGCCCTTGTTCCGGATTGGTTCCGCGAGAAGATCCTCAAGGAGGTCAAGGACAACAATGGTGTGCTGATTGAGACCAACACGGACATCGAACCGGTGTACTTTGCACTGCTGTTTGAATTTGACGGCGACAAAAAGGCCATTAGACATGTGATGTACAACTGTTCCGTTTCTTCCCGTCCTACTGTTGAAGGAAAGACCAAGGAAGAAAGCATCGAACCTGGAACTGAGACACTTTCCCTTAAGGCGGATGCCAGGGAGGATGGACTCATCAAGGCACGTACTGGCACAGATACAGTCGATAAGACCTATCAGGATTGGTACAAGAACGTATATGTTCCTGAAGTGACAGCCGAGGCCCAGGGCTGATGGAGGTAAGAGACTATGCTTAGCAAAACTGTAAAGATTGGTGACAGGGAAGTCACCTTCAAAAGCTCCGCAGCAATCCCCAGGATGTACCGCATCAAGTTCAAGAGGGATATCTTCAAAGACCTCACAAAACTTGAAAAGTCGTACAAGGACAAGGGGGATGGTTCAAAGGAACTCGAGATTGAGGATCTGGAAATCTTCGAGAATGTCGCCTATATCATGGCGCTTCATGCTGACAAGAGTATTCCATCTACAATCGACGAGTGGCTTGACCAGTTTGAGATGTTCTCCATCTACGAGATTCTCCCGGAGATTCTTGAGCTTTGGGGAAGCAACCTTTTTACTGACGCCAAATCACAAAAAAACTAAGGGCGACCGAACGTGAACTTACTACACCTCTGTTCCTGTTGAGGTGTATGGAGGTCGGGATTTCCATTCCTGATCTTGACCTTCTCACGATCGGTCTTGTGCTTGATATCTGGACTGAGAAAGGCAACGACAGCGTGGAATACGCAACGCTGGCCACCCAGGAGGATTTCGACAGGTGGTAAGGAATGAATATGTGCATGGAGGGTGGAGTGATTCCATCTTCCATTTTTTATTGAATCTGAAGAAAAGGAGGTAAGTGTATATGGCTTCTAGAATCGCTGGTATTACAGTCGAGATCAATGGCAACGTGACAGGACTTAACAAGGCTCTTGAGTCGGTAAACAAGACCATCAAAAATACCCAAAGCCAGCTCAAGGATGTCGAAAGACTCCTAAAGCTTGATCCTACAAATACACAACTCCTTACTCAGAAGCAGTCGCTCCTGAAGGACTCCATCGCAGCTACCAAGGATAAGCTGGAGGCACTAAAAACTGCCCAGGAGCAGGCCAAGACCCAGATGGAAAGTGGCGACCTGGGCAAGGACAAGTATGATGCACTGCAACGTGAAATCATCGCAACAGAGGAAGAGCTTGAGAAACTTGCCAAGGAAGCTGCCAACGCAAACCAGGCACTCACCAATTTGGACAGTGCAGGAAAGGCCCTCGAGAATGTCGGAAACAAGATGTCCGGGGTTGGAAAGACGCTGACTGCCTCTGTGACCGCACCGATTGTGGCTGTTGGTGCAGCGGCAGTAAAGACGACCGCTGACTTCGATGCGCAAATGAGCAAGGTTTCAGCCATTTCCGGGGCTACTGGCGAGGAGTTTGACGCTCTTCGGGAAAAGGCCCGTGAGATGGGAAGCATCACCAAGTTTTCGGCTTCTGAGGCTGGTGCAGCCTTCG